TGACGGCCTGGCGGAGCGGTGGCCGTGGTGGGACGCTGCAGATCGCCATTTTTGGCGTGCAAACGGTCGCTATTACTTTGACGGAAAGGGCCCGCTGGATCTGGTCGCGTATCTCGGGCCGATTGAGCCGGAGCCGGAGCCACAGCCACAGCCGGAGCGACAGGCCACGCAATACACACCACCGGAGGGCTGGCGGCTGGTGGAAACGCACGAGGAGTTGGATATACCTGGCAGGGATCAGTACGTGAGGGGGCCGAACCGCTACATTCGCCCGATTGATCCACAGCCACAGCCACAGCAGGCGAGCGACAGCGAGACGGAGACGATAGAGGATCTGCGGCGACAGCTGGCGGCGTGTGAAATGTTGCTGGCTGAGGCTGGATGGTCAGGCGAGCAGGTCAACGCCGAACTGCAGCAGTTGCGGGAGCAGTTGCAGACGCTGACGCGGGAACGCGACCGGTACCGAAACCAGCTTGCCGGAGCGATCGAGCACAGCAAAGCACCGGAGGCACAGGCGCTGCCCACCAAAACACAGGAGCTGGAAACGAAAACACAGGAGCTGCCAGAATACACATCACCCGAGGGCTGGCGTGTGTTGGCGGTGGGCGAAATTCTGCAGGCGGGTGATATGTGGGTGTGGCCGACTGACGACGGGAGGCGATATCCGACACACCGCATCGGGGACGCTGTAGGTCCAAATCGACAGTACATTCGCCGAATCAAGCCGCAGCCACAGCCGGAGTCACAGCTAACCCCAGACGACCCAAGCGGGCCGGGCTGGCGGGATGTTGAGCCGGATGAATTGTTGCAGGACGGCGACATGCTGAAAAACAATACCGGCCTGTGGCTTCGCGCGGGGGTGCCGGGAAGGCTCGCACGCGAGGGCTATGGTGGCACATACCGTCGACGCATCGAGCCACAGCAGGCGAGCGACAGCGAGACGGAGACGATAGAGGATCTGCGGCGACAGCTGGCGGCGTGTGAAATGTTGCTGGCTGAGGCTGGATGGTCAGGCGAGCAGGTCAACGCCGAACTGCAGCAGTTGCGGGAGCAGTTGCAGACGCTGACGCGGGAACGCGACCGGTACCGAAACCAGCTTGCCGGAGCGATCGAGCACAGCAAAGCACCGGAGGCACAGGCGCTGCCCACCAAAACACAGGAGCTGGAAACGAAAACACAGGAGCTGCCAGAATACACATCACCCGAGGGCTGGCGTGTGTTGGCGGTGGGCGAAATTCTGCAGGCGGGTGATATGTGGGTGTGGCCGACTGACGACGGGAGGCGATATCCGACACACCGCATCGGGGACGCTGTAGGTCCAAATCGACAGTACATTCGCCGAATCAAGCCGCAGCCACAGCCGGAGCCACAGCCACAGCCACAGCCGGCAGACACAGCCGACGAACTACGCAGCGAGATCCACTATCTGCAGAGAGAGCTGGGTGAGGCGATACAGGGCCGAGATCTGTTTGCTGCTGCGAACCGCGAGCAGGCGGACAAGATCGGTGCCCTGCAGGGGGAGGCCCGCGATCTGAACATGGAGATCGGAGGGCTGCAGCGGCAACTGGCAGTGGCTAAGGAAGAATTGACAATTGCGGCAGCCGTTTCTCAGCAACTGCAAATCGAACTGGACGCCGCGCAGCAGGTGCCTGTAGACTCACCAGACCTGCAGCAGTTGCAATTGCGTCTCGCCGACATGACACTCGACAGGGATCAGTACAAAGACGCCTACGACCAAATATTTGCGGATCTGGTAACCATCAGAGAGACCACAGCAGCGGAGACCGTGGAGGCCATTATCGAATGGCTGCAGCCTTTCCGGGGCTGCAACAGCTCGGCACTGGCACTGCTGTTACTGGAGGCACTGCCCCACATTATGCGTAGTCTTACGGGGCTGAACCCCGAAGAGATTGAATAGGCCGGCGGGGCGTGGTACAATGACGGCTGCAACACGGACGAGGTGCTGCAACACATACTGATTTCATCCGGAGTCAATCCGGATCTGCACCCGCAGGGTGGTAGCTCGTCCCTATCATCCTGCGGGTTTTTTCGTGCCCTGGGTGGAGGACAGACGCGATGGAAAGCTTAGGTGACTGTAATGACTGCACACTGGATCAAGGTGGAAAAGGACACGGCAACAAAGCCCGAGGTCATGCGACTTGCGGCACTGCTGGAGATTGATGAATTCACGGTGGTCGGACATCTGATCGCGTTTTGGAGTTGGGTTGACTCCAATCTGTCCCCAGAATGTCCCCGAACGCAGGGGACAATCAGGGGACTGGATCGGATTGCAGGCCGGACCGGATTCTGTGAGGCAATGATTGCCGTGGGGTGGCTGAGCCATGCGAACGGGATGTTTGAGATTCCGAAGATGGGCCGTCACATGGGCAAGTCTGCCAAACTGCGGGCGGAAGACACTGAAAAAAAGCAGCGCAGGCGGGATCGGGCGAAGGAGTCCGAAAAACGTCCCCCAGCGCAGGGGACGAAATCGGGACAGTCCGGGGATGAAACAGGGGACCAGATAAGAGAAGATGAGATTAGAAGAAAAGAGAGAGAGAACGGGCCACAGGGACAGCCGTTCATTCCGGAACGAATGAACACACCAGAGTGCCTCAAGGCTTTCGAGGATTGGTGCGACTATCTGGACGCTGCCGGGCTGGATTCAATCAATCCGCGCTACAATGGGCCACAGGCTGAGGCTGTCTGGAAACAGGCCCACAGGTTCGGGCCGGAGAAATGGCCGTTGTGTGTCCAGTTCAGCATCGCAAACGCCTACAAGTCAATCGTGGAGCCTTCTGAGCCTATCGCAAAGACACGAGCGAAGGCGAGTAAACCGAAGCCCGATCAAGATCCCGAGTTTCTGAAGACGCTGGAAGCGTATCGGCGGTGGCCGGACGCAAGCGAGGAACACAGGCAGGCACGGGCCGGACATCTCGGGGATACGCTGCTCAGAATAGCGAAGCGCATCGGCGGGGATCGATTCGTGGCGGTCACTGAATACACGTTGCCGAGATTGGCGGCTGAGTTCTCACGAGTGAAAGAGGAGGTGCAAAATGAGCCTTTCTAATCGCGCGACAATCGAAAGCGGGCTGCTGTGCGCTGCATTGTGCGGGGATCACGTGGTGGCCGAAATTCAGGCCACAGCCGGGGACCACCCATTCCGAGATCCTGACAGGCGGGCATATTGGGAGATCCTGACACGTAGGGCCGAAGCTGGTGAGCCTTTTGACGTTGACACGATGATGGATGAGCTGACCCGCAAGCGGTGCAATCTGCAGGTGCTCGTGGATCTGACTGCCCTGCAATTCGAGGTTACCCACGTGGGGTACTACTGCGGCGAGTTGCGGAAGTTAAACGAGATTGACGATGTCCGAAGTCTTGGGGCGAAGCTGCTGAAAGACACAGAGCCAGACGTTGACCACTACATCGCCAAACTCGACGAAATCCGGCAGACCGAACTGGCCAAACTGTGCACGCAGCGCGAGGCCTTGGAGGCAATGGACGCCAGACATGCGAATCCGGCAGCCGTGCACAAAACCGGCCTGCAGGATCTGGACGCGGCGTTAGGGGGCGGGTTGAAGGCCGGGCAACTGGTGGTTGTTGGTGGCCGACCCGGCAGCGGGAAATCGGTCCTGATGTTGCAGATGTTGCTGGCGTCGGTCAGCCCTGCACAGGCTGGCGTGTTTGTTTCGCTGGAGATGATGGCAGCGGAGATCAGCGAGCGGCTGAGCACGCGATTCAGACGGGACACGCTGCAGAATCTCAACCTGCACTATCTGGACAGCACCAGCAATCTCGGGGCAATCGTGGCACTGCTGAAGGTCACGGCACGGAGGAAAAATCTGTGCGGGATTGCGGTGGATTATCTGCAGTTGCTGGAGGTGGCCGTGAGCCGGGCAGACAACCGAGAGAGGGAAATCGCGAAGGCATCTCGGAGCCTGAAGCGGTTGGCATTGGACCTGCAGGTGCCGATTATCGTGGGCAGCCAACTCAATCGGGACACAGAAAAGCGGGGGCAGCCGACGCTGGCGGACCTGCGGGAATCCGGAGCGATTGAGCAGGACGCGGACGTGGTGATTCTGATTCACCCGGCCAAGAATCTGGACGAAGGCGAGGGCGAAACCAAGCTGATCGTTGCAAAGAACCGGGGTGGCAGACTTAGCACGGTGGACGTGCAACTGGACGGGCCGAGATACAATTTCAAGGCGAAGGCAAAGTTTGAGGAGTACGACCGATGGCGGAATTGAGTCAGGCAGACAGGGCGTTACTGCAACAGGCACAACAGCAAGCGAGGGCACGAATGAGCGGACGAACGATCGACGAAACCGGCAAGGACATCAGCGAGCTACAGGGGCAGCCGGAGCTGGTCTGGACTGGCTGGTATTGGACGGGTACGCATACCGTCTGGGTAGTCGGGCGCAGTGCAAATGGATCGAGAATTTTTGTGCAGTATAAATCTGAAGCCGATTGGTTGTTGCTGGACATTTGCCGGCACTGGCAGCGAGTGCATGAGGCCGTGCGGGAGTCAGGGCTAGGGTTTGGATGGAGGCCAGATCGTTGAACCTGTTGACAATCCCGGACGCCGTGGCCACAATGGTCGGCAACGGAGGACGGCAGGACGCCACACAATCACAGGGCCAGGACGGCCGCGCGGCTGCCGTGCCACCTCCGGGCGCACCATACGGCAGCCGCGATTTCAAGTCCTGTGGTGGGATTACGGAGGCGGTTATGGGTAAGGCGGCGCAGAAATTTGCGACATCAGTGACGGGCAAGTGTGGCGGTCTGACGGGCAGCAATGAGGACGGCGACAGAGTCGCGATTGATCCCATTCTGATCACCACGCTGATTACGACCATTCTCCCGGCGTTGGTACAATGGTTCCAGTCCTGCCGGGAGAAGCGAAGACAACAGGACCAGACACCGCAGCAGCAGTTGGCAGCGGCACACTACAACCAGACACAGCGCGAAAAGAACGTGGCAGCACTGCAGCAGCGAATTCTTCAGGAGTGCAAACGGGGTTCACTGGCAGAGAAAAAACGCGCCCGCCAGACCGGACTGCCGGCGGACCTGGGGCGGTTTGCGATCACTGCCGAATCAGCCTATCGACTGGCAGACAAGATGCACACCGAGGCAGCCACCATGCCCGCACGCGATGCGGCTGCGTTGTGCGCTGAGTGTGGCATCACATGAGGGCGTTACTTCTGCTGCTGACAATGCTGCAGGACGGCAACGCGATTGAGTTCCCCGAGCCTCCTGCACCTGCGCCGGTCATTCAGGACGATACAGCCCCACAGCCGAGCGTGGACACGTTTTCCACGGACCAGTTATACCTGATTCAGTCGGACATCGCGCTCGTGATTTTGGCGAGTCCTGCGGGAGTGCTGCAGGTCACGCCAGCGAAACAGGGAGCCGTGATTTTCTCACGGTTTGCTGGTGGTAAATCACTGGAGGAAAAGACGGTCACAAGGGCGAATGGGTACGTTGTGCGCGGTCTGGCTGCGGGCACGGCAGAGCTGTTGATTCTGCCTGCGGGGTCTGCGGATCTGACGGACTTGCGAAGGCGGATTCTTAACGTCACGGCAGCAGAGACAACACCACCCGACGGCAGGCCGCAGCCTCCGGCGGATGATGTGGCAGCGGCTTTCAGGGCCTACGAAAAATCGTGGCGAGCGGCGCAGGGCGAGCTGGCGGACCGTTTGGAGTCGGGGGAAATCACGACTGAAAAGGCGGCTGCCGATTGGTTCGCGGTGGCCGGTCAGGAAGCACGGAAACAGGCGTTCTTGCCGCTGCTGAGGGCTGAGTCAATCGTGTTCGGCGGTGAGGGCTGGACGGCTGAAAAGCACGCACGCTATATCAGGAGATACGCCAGTGGTGGCAATGGCAAATCTGCTCAGGCCAACTGATGCGGAGCGTCAGGCGGTCGGCAGGCGAGTCGGGGCGACGTTCCCGGCGAGCAATTTTCCGGGCTATCTGGACGTGCTGCGAGATCCCGCCAACAGCCCGTTGACGCGGATGCAAGTGGAAAGGCAGCAAAGAAACGACTGCCAGGGCAACGCAACTGCAAACGGCGAGGAGGTCCGGTCGTGGTATTGCAGCGGGCGGCGAGTCATGCCGGTGCTGTCCGAGATGTACGCCTACAATGCTTCGGAATACGTGATGCAGCCGAGCAATGTCGGCGGCGACCGTGGCACGTCGATACATTCCGGGGTGCGGGTGTTGTGTGAGGGCATTCCCGGTCTGCAGGTTGATCCGGGGTTGCCCACGGAAGCTGTCTGGCCTTACGCGCAATACTGCCGGAGGGCGTCGGAGTTTGTCCGGTGTTGTCAGGGCCTGCAGGTTGAGGCACCACACGTCACCGAAGTCAAGGATTTGCCCGAGTGGGACGATATGTTGGCGGCACTCGCTGCAGGTGCAACAGGGCATATTGGCACGTTCTGGGGCGTCAGCTGGAAGC